ATGGAAATGTATATCAGCCTCGCCGTCATCGTTATACTCCTCGTCTGGGTTGTAATGACCTATAACCGCTTTATCTCTCTGCGTCGTTTCAAAGACGAAACCTGGATCGGCATCGCTGTACAACTCAAACGTCGTCACGATCTGGCGCCTAATCTGTTGAGCCTGGTGAAACGCTATGCACAGCACGAAACGGAACTACTGGTAGGGTGGATCTAATTAATCCGGACTGAGTGGCAGTAATTAAACCGGATCATGCCAAGAATTATGGGATTTTATGGGACTGACGGGGATTTAGAGGGATGGGATTATATCAATGCAAGAAGTCATAACACAAACGGAAGTGGTTTAATAAATTCCTTTAAATCAATACATTGAATATAATTGATTGGGCATGTATCTATCTTACCTCGAATTTAGACTGTTCGCAAATTGAACAATGCGGACCCTATTGAGGACCCTAGACGGACCCTGTTGAGGACCCTACAGGGGGGACCTTAGTTGTTATCACAACTGCTCAGCGGCTTTGTATTGGACGTAGGCACCCAACAATGAAAACACACCAAACCACATGGCTACATCACCAATGCTATTTGGAAGATAATTCCCCACCACAATTATTACTAAACCTAATAAAACAAGAATCTTGCCACGTCTTTTGAGCATTTTCTTTCGCAATGAGCGCCGCTGGTGTTCAAAATGCTGAAACACTGGACGCCCGCAATTCCAACACTTAGGGGCGTTCCACCAAGTTAATTGGCCACATTTAAAAGGGCAAGCAACTACATCTGGATCAGAAGGGTTTATGATTGGCGTACTACGCTCAACGTGGATATCGCCTTCAACTTTACCTACCTGAACGTTATTGTCCCCATCAATTGTCTGTTTCGCCATACATCAACTCCAGTTCTCTTCGTAGATATCCAACCCAAGACCTGAATTCATTATCACTCATATCAGCTCTTGATTTTTTTCCAGTTATCAACTGTCGGTTTGATTTAGACTGTTCATCATTCCAGCCAAGTTGAGAAAGGTAATCTTTCTCCAATCGGAAAAGATGGCCGCGAGTGTGTTGATATCCTTCTTTACTAGCAGCTTTTTCAATCTTACCTGTTATGGTGTTATCGCGTTTGAGTTCTAACCAAGAAACAATCTCGGATGCCCTTGATTCATCCCATAACCAGATACTTTTCCAATCTGCTGGTTTCAAGCCAAAAGCTTTTGCTAATTCACCATAAATAGCACCAAATTTGTATTTTTTACCAAGTCGTTGAAATCTATAGTCATTGATTTGTTTGAATAGACCCTCAATACGAAGCCGTAGAGCGCTATTTGCACCTATGGAGTTTTGGGGAGGTGTCAACTCAATTTTAGGTCCTCTGCTCGCCCTTACAGTTAGCTGCATAGCACCTGAAATCTGAACATTACCATTACCAGTAATCGATTGACTTGGCGTTTTACTGTTACAGACCTGCGCATTATTATCGCCGTGAATAATTTGTGATTGTGCGACCACCTTCTTGGGCCTGTTCTTCGAAGGTGCGGGCACCTCCTGTATTGCTTTAATAGCATCTAAGAAAGCAGCCCCGGGGGATACCCCCTGCTTATTTTTCACTCCCGGAAATTGAATAACATTGTCATTTTTCTTGTCTGACATAACATTCTCCTAAGCAACTAACTCAATCATCTGGCGGATCGTTGTCGGGTCTATTTGATGCTGGGCAGAAAAAGAACGATAAAGCATGACGATGATTCGAGCCTTTTTCTCCGCAGGAATCGTTTTGCTCATTTTCATCAACAAAAGCTCTACGCCTTCAATAATTTGTGTGAGCAACTGATCATCAGGCTCTGAATTTGGGATATTTCCCTTAAATTGACTCCCTTCTCCTGTTAGCAACCAATCACCAGATACGCCTGTTGCAATAGCAATGGATGCTAAAGCATCAAATCCCGGACGTTTCTTCCCAGACAGATACTCTCTGAGTGAGGGGTAAGGGATATTCGTTGCCTCTGAAAATTCTTTTATTGTCATGAACTTAGAGTTCATTACCTGCTTTAGCCTATCCTCGAGATGTAAAAGCATCTTCTCACCATTGACAATCGATGCTATAGCATCAATAATTACTCAAAAGCCCAAATTATTATTAATTCTACGACAGGTATGCTTATGAAGCAGCTAAAAACTAGAGAAGAAATACTGGCTGATTTTGATCGCCATGGAGTCACCCTCTCTGGCTGGGCTAGAGCACACAATGTGCCACGCCAAATTGTTTTTGATTTGTTGCATGGGCGAGCCAAGGGGCGTCACGGCATGGCCCATAAAGCCGCTGTGCTGCTGGGATTGAAAGATGGCGTGTTCGTTGAGGATTGAACGCCATGCAACCTGTTGTTAACGCTCCTATTAAAGAAAAATGGCTAAGCGTTGATTCCTTTGCGTCAGTGGCCGAAATAAGCAAGCGCAAAGCTCGCCAAGCACTGGCTAGGGCGGTTGAAGGTATGTCATGGCGTGGTATGCACTTAAATGCTCGGAAATCTGGCGAGCGTTACGAAGTGTTGGCAACCAGCCTTCCCGGTGAGCTTATGCAGAAATGGATCGCCCTTCGCGCACAGCAACCCGCCATTGCAGCACCCGTGGTACAGACCATCGGTCTTGAGGACTGTGACACCCGTCTTGACCCGCTGCTGTCAAAACGTACCGATGAAGCCCTGTGGCGGCTGTCTGTTATTCAGCCACTGCTGGCCTACAGTCGCTGGACACCGGAACGCTCAGCCATTGCACGTACATTGCTTAAACGCCAGCACACGCGCCCTGACGGCCGCAGACAGACCATTTCCAGAACCACCCTGTATGAGTGGGTGGCTCGCTACGAAGAGGAAGGGCTGGAAGGACTGACACCGCGCCAGCGGAAGGATACCGGTAGCGCCCGCACACTTATCAGCCGGGCATGGGATAAAGCCTGCCCACTTGACGAGGAGGCCCGGCTGGGTGTCGCCACGCAACTGCGCGACTACATCCGCAGTCTCTGGCGTTCCGGCGTCACCGGATGGCGCACCGCACAGCAGCTTGCCAGCAGTAAACTGGCCGAACTGTCCCGGGCGGCAGGCTGGAGCTTTGACGCAGGGGCAGCAGAAAAGCTCTGTCGCGTCACCCGCCCGATGTTAGAGGCAGAGCGCCAGTACGGTCTGGTGGCCGTCTGCGAGCAGGACGCCAAACAATTTTTTGACCGGCATCTCCCCCGTATCCGCCGCAGCCGCAACGGTATGTTACCCATGGACGTGATTGTCGGTGACGTGCATCCCATTGATATTGCAGTGAAACGCCCGGACGGCAGCATTGCCTACCCCCGTGCCATCGCGTGGCTGGACGTGGCGAACAATCGTCTGTTTTTCAGTCTCGCGCTGCTGCGCAAGGGCGAAGGTATCCGCCAGACCGATATCGCCCGCAGCTTTGCCAGCATGTGCGCCGCATGGGGCCTGCCGAAAGCCCTGTATCTGGACAACGGCAGCGAATATTCCTGGCGTGAAATGATGACCGGGTTTCAGCATCTCGCCCGCCTCACCCGCATGAGCGTGCGCGGGCTGGACGATGACGGCAGCCTGCGTGAAATTCTTGAGGATGACGGACGTGAGGTTATCCGTGCCCGGCCCTACAACGCCCCGGCCAAGCCCATTGAAGGCCTGTTCGGCCTGCTGGAGCAGCGTGTGTTCGCCATGATACCCGGCTGGGTGGGCGGCAACCGAATGAAGAAGAAAACCCATAACGTGGGGCATGAACCCCTGCCGTATCCCGGCTCATGGGAGGACTTCCAGCAGGCGATGGAAGAAGCGCTGACCTTTTATCACCAGACGCCGCAGCAGGGTTCCCTGCGTGGCCGCAGCCCGCAGCAGGTGTTTGAAACCGCACTGGCACAGGGCTGGGGCCGGGTTGACGTCGCCGAACAGGTGCTGCTGGTTGCCTTTGCCAGCGAGCGCCAGCGTCAGGTGAGCAGCGGCTACATTAGCTGGGACGGCACCGAATACTACGACGACGCGCTGCTGCCCCATACCGGACGCAGCTTCACGGTACGCGTGGCGAAGCATGACCCGCGCTATGCCTTTGTATTTGACGGTGACACCTTCATCTGTGCCGCACAGCCTGCGCCAGTCTACGGCTTCCTTGAGACCGAAGGGGCCAGAGAGCAGGCCCGTCGCCAGAAGCTGCTGATGCGTGAAATTACCGGGCGCAAATCACACACCAATCGCCTTGACCTTGTGGGGGAGATGACCCGCCATAACCACACGCAGGCACCGATGCCGGATGCCCCTGTGCAGACCACGGTGAGCCTGTCCGGCGCGGTCAGGGACATGATAGAGGCGACGAAAGTCGCGGAAACGAAACGACTTGAGGCGGAACAGAAGACAAAAGCCGCCGATACGGGTATCAGACGGCTTTCGCAATGGAGCACACCCGGCGAACGCGACCCGTATCTGGAAGCAGTCGAATTCACGGATGAATAACACATCGTGCGGGACAGAAGTTTTGCCGACAGACGCCCCGCGAACATAGCTATAACACGAGGAATGGTACATGAAGCAAGTGATTGAGACAAGACACCTGCGCGATGCCCGCCAGATGGCACAGTCCATCCGGGACTCTCTTGACACCGGCCCTATCGGGCAGATTGTCGGGGAGCCGGGAACCGGGAAAACGTGGGCGGGGAAATGGCTGGCGAAGGAGCTGGATGGTGCGCGCGTGTGCTGCTCTCAGGGCATCACCAGCCGGGCGCTGGTCCTGAAAATCAGTATCGCGCTGGATGAACAGAATCTGTCCGGCAGTACCAGCGCTCTGATGGCCCGGCTGGAAAAGCGGACCTGCGGGCAGCTTCTGATTGTCGATGAAGCCAATCACCTGCGCTGGCAGCAGCTTGAACTGCTGCGCTATCTGGCCGACGAAACGGGCATGGGGCTGTTACTGGCGGGCACGGAACTGATGGACAGACCGTTCAGCGACGGGCGTACCGCCACGCTGCTGGCGCAGCTTGCCAGCCGTATCGGGGCCAAGCGGGTACGCTTTGAGCGCCTCACGGCGCTGGAAGAAATCACAGGCTACATGCTCCAGCCCAACTTCGGGAAGGTGGATAAAGCCACCGCGCAGGCTTTCGCCCGCCACGCAAAAGGTTACTGGCGGGACGGGGCCGAACTGGCCGCCGCCTGCCGTCGCGTGATGCAGGCGCAGCAACTGGACAAACTCAACGCTGTCGTTGTCGATGCCGCCGCAAACTGGATGGCCCCGGCGCGGCATAACGCCTGACCGGGCAGGAGGTTTCCATGACCGCAAACCGTTACCGTAACGCGCTGCTGGGGCAGGCTCATAAGCTGGCAAAGGCACTCCGTCTTGAGGGAGAGGCATGGCGCACGATGCTGATGTGCCTCTCCGGCAGGCGAAGCTGTAAAGACCTCGACACAGACGCGCTGAAACAGGTTGTCAGGGTGCTGGAGCAGATGGCAGCCGGGACTGACCCGGATGAGCCGGAAACGCCCCTGATCGCGTCCTGTGACGCGATACCGCCCGCACAGCGTCCCACGCAGCGCCAGTGGGCGATGCTGGACGAACTGGCCCGCCGTATGGGCTGGGAGGGCGTGCGCGATGAGCGCCTGCGCGGCTTTGTGGCACGAACCACCTCATGCCATGCGCCGGAAGCGCTGACCCGCCGTCAGGCGAGTACCTGCATTACCGGGCTGCTGCGCTGGTGCGAACAGGTGAGAGCAAAGCATGATGCAAACCAGCAGCGTAACGGAGGGTAATGACATGACTGCCTTTCTGCAACCGGTTTACGAATACCGCTTTATGGCGCTTCCCCGCGCGAGTTCCACGGCCCGTCCCTGCCGCCTGTCGGTGGAGGCCCGCTCGGAACGGGAGGCGCGAAAAATTCTGGCTCCCCATTTCATTCTGGCGTTCGCGGCAAGACTGCCCGTCAGACGCCCGGACAGGACGGAGCCTGACTGACACAAGTGTAAACAACAGACTGATGAGGTACACCATGAAAAAACGACAAAAAAGAGGAAACCGTTATGGCTAAATCTCCCCGCATTAAATCTGATGCTGTTCCGTCGCCACAGAGCCGGGACGATGTTAACGACGCCATCGCCCGGATTGGCCTCGCCCAGCGGGAACGCGCCCGCATTCAGGCGGATATGAATGATGAGATGGCAAAAATTAAGCTCCGGTTTGAAGAAGCTGCAAAGCCTTTTAATACGGAAATCGAGATGTTTTCCAGAGGAATTCAGGTCTGGTGCGAAGCACACCGCCACGAACTGACCCGCGACGGAAAAGTCAAATTCCACCACTTCGCTGCGGGGGAAGTTAAATGGCGGATGCGTCCGCCGCGCGTCAGTATTCGTGCTGTTGAAAATGTACTCGAAACACTGAAACGGCTGGGTCTGACACGCTTTATTCGGGTGAAGGAGGAGCCGAATAAGGATGCCATTCTGGCGGAACCGGATGCTGTCGCGGGACTGGCCGGAATTAAGCTGGAACAAAAAGAAGACTTCGTGATAGTGCCTTTTGAAACGGTGCTTGAAGAGGTGGTGTGATAAATCTGAATTATTCAGCTATCACTGCAATTAAATACTTCACGCTGACCGGGTTTTAAACCGTTCAAAAAATATTTATCGAGGACAGACTTATGTATATTTCACCTATGCAGGTTAAGCGAAATAAATTCTATGAAGAAATCGAAGGGCATGTGCTGAACTTCGCTAACGGGAATGGCCTGTCTGAGGCTGATGCGATGAAGTTCAGCGCCAGTTTTGTTGAATTTATTTCTGAATTATTTGGCGGGCAAAATTTTTCTTTCCCCAGAAATGATAAAGGAGAAAAAATGGAGCGTAATATGTGTATATATAAAGAGTTTATGGGGGCCAGGAATGTGCAGGAAATGTCGCTCAAGTATGGAATTACTGAACGGGGGATATATAAAATAGTGAAGAAAGTAAGGGAGCAACTTAAAGAGCAAAGAAGTAATTAACCCAACTCATAAAGAGGTGATATATGGATCCGTTTAGCTGGGGCGCAATAGCCACATATGTAGCAACACTTGTTTCATCATATGTTCTCAACCAGGCGCTTGCCCCTAAGACAAAAAATAACCAGCCACAGGCTGCAACAGAGGATGACTGGAATATGCCGATGCCTGATGAAGGCTCCCCCCAGTGTGTCTTTTTTGGGGACTGCTGGACCGCAGACTGGTTTGTGCTTGGTTATGGTAATTATCGTTATCAGGCAATAAAGAAATAGTTTTTCAATACTGAGAACCTTTTATATCCGGCAGGCTGACTGATTATTACCCCGTTCTGGTGTGGCGGGGTAATAATTTCAGGTAGTCCGGCTCACAGGCGGTAATTCTATGGGTCAGAAACGAACATTTGAAATTATGTGTCCGGGAACCTTTACATCATCTGACGGAAGGAAAACAACATTCAGTGAACGGGATTTTAATGAAGTTGCAGAGACTTACTCCCTCTCCAGACAGGTGGCACCGCTGACCATCGGCCATCCGGCTGATAATAAGCCGGATTTGGGACCTGTTCTTTCCGTTTTTGTATATAAGACGCGATTACATGTTACTGCTGATTTTTCAGATTCGCTGTTTAGCGTAATAAAAAGCGGATTATATAAAAATCGGTCAGCCTCGTTCTACCTTCCCGACAGCCCGGGCAACCCGACACCCGGTAAAATGTATCTCCGCCACGTTGGTTTTCTTGGCGCAATGCTTCCTGCGGTAAAAGGCCTTTCCCCGCTCAACTTCGCCAGCATAAATCCATCGGCTCCGGTGGACTTCGCCAGCGAAGCCGCGCCGGTCAGTTTTTTTGATACCCGTATTTGTGATACCCGGCAGACCTTTACCACCAGAACGCCTGACGGGGCGGTAAAACGGGCATTTTTGTGGCGCGGTGAAGTGCTTTACCTCCCTTAA